TTGTTACAGTGAGAAAGGTAACATTACTTATCTTGGTGCTCCTTATGAAATGAACTGGGGTGATTGCGACGAAGACAAATTTATCGGTGTGTTTGATGACTCCAATGGTAAGTTAGAATTATTAAGAAACCCAAATAATTATCATCTTAAGATTGATATCAATGATGAAGAATATTTGGGTATGCTCGATAGTGATTCTTTATCTTCTCGTAATATCAAGTTGTTCATTAATTGTGAACAAACAATAAAAATGAACAAGAAGTTACAAGAGATGACTGATAAGATTATTAACCTTGACATTACCGATAACTTCATGTTAGAATCATTTTCAACTGAAAATAATGTGACATATAATGGGAGCGTTATTGAGTTGTGGAACGAGTATGTAGAGACTGAAGAATTAGATAACAAAGAAGACATCGTTAGGATTTTTGAGGAAGAATATAAGAAAGTGATTATTGGTTAATTGTTTTAACCACAACTAATCACGTTATCGTAATTTTGTAGAAAAACAAAAGGAAATGTAATGGTAAAATTCGAGTGTATATCAATCAAGAATTTTTTAACGTATGGTAATTCTCCAGTTACTTATAACTTTAATAAGGGTAAGGTAGCTGTCATTACTGGTAAGAATGAATCTGGTAAGTCTTCTATTATATCAGCACTCTACTTTGCCTTAACTGGCAAACCTTATCAAGATATCAATAAGGGCGATCTAGTTAATAATGTTAATAAGAAGGATTGTTTAGTTGAGCTTTCTTTCTCAGTCAACAGTATTGATTATCTTATCAAACGTGGAATTAAACCTAACCTGTTTGAGATATATAAAGATAAGGTAAAAATTGATGAAGAGTCACACACAAAAGATTATCAGGAAGTTCTAGAAAGTATCACTGGTCTAACTCCAGCCATCATTAAACAAATCCTCATTATTAGTAATCGTTTTTATACACCATTCCTAGAATTATCAGCAGCAGATAAGAGAGAGTTCATTGAGACTATCTTAGGTATCACTTTACTTTCAGAGATGTCAGATAACATTAAGAAACGTCTCACTAACATCAAACAAGACGAATTATTGATTTCTAAAGACATTGAACGTGTCGAAAGTAATATAGAAATAGTCAAAGAGTTTGTCGAAAAGGATTCTCTTAATAGTGACGGTAGAAAAGAAGAAGTTCTTAAACAGATAGACACCATTAAAAATGAGATAGTTCTTATTAAGAACGATTTAGTTTTATTGGAAAGTGATAAACAGAAACACAATGAGCGTAGAACAGAACTAAAGAAATATACAGATTATAAAAATAAGGTAGAGACTTCTTTATCTGATATCAAGAGTGAAATCAATAGAGTGATGAAGGATATTAGGTTTTACTCTTCCACCATAAATTGTCCCACTTGTGGAGGAGAAATATTAAATTCAGAAGAAAAAATATCAGAAGCTAATAAATTGTTGGAGTCGCTTAATGAGAAAAAAGAAGTCGCAGAAAAACGTATGCAGAAGGTCACGAATGCTGAGAATGCTGACATGGAGATTCAAGATATTTTATCTAAACTTCGTATGCAGATATCTAAAAATGAGATACTTATTTCTAACAAGACTGAAAAAATAAATGACCTAAAGGCTGAATTAAATAAAGTTATTGAAATTGGGAATGACAATAATCAAAAACTAATCAGTCTTAGTAATGAATTAGAAGATAAGATAAGTGACAGAATTGTCTTGACTAAAGATAAGAAAAATGTTACAATGGTTCAGAAATTGATCAGCGATAAGGGTATCAAGAAGTATATCCTTAATAAGTATATTCCTATTCTTAATAAATCTGTTAATGATTACCTAGAGATTCTTCAGGCTAAGTATCGTATTATCTTTGATGAAGAATTGAATGATAAATTATTAGGTAAGGGTTACGAGAATTTGAGTTATAGTTCACTTTCATCTGGAGCTAAACAACGCTATGACTTAGCTTTGATGTTTAGTTTTATTGAGATAGCTAAGATGAAGAATAATGTTAACTGTAATGTGATTTGTTTTGATGAGACTATGAGTGATATCGACAACTTAGAAGGAGTTGGTAAAGTTTTCGATAAGTTAAAGGAGAACGATTATAGTGTGAATTTGATTACTCACGATGATCGTTTAAAGGAACTTGGTGATATTAATTATAAGGTAAGTAAAAGTAAATTCACACAACTAGAGTGTGATGCCTCTGAAATCACAATCTGAGCGGAGCGAAATCTTAGTGGAGTAATTTGTTATGCGTAATTATTCGCAGCGACATTGGTTAAATGAGGGTAATCACTTGTCTACTGGGTCGGTAGTAGCGTTCAACGGTGAAGCTTCGTGGGGCTACAAAGGTAAAAGAGAAAAGACCACATTCCTTGAAATTTCCGATTGTCACGCCAAAGTAAAATTGCACCGTTCTGGGTGTGACACGATGGAAGAATTTATCAAAAAGATGGAGAAACTACGTGATGTTGTAGACGAGTTCGTTACTCATCTAAGAAAGGAAGGTACTGAAAATGGATGACCTGAAAAGGGATGATCAAGTATTAGGATATCTACGCGAGGCAAGGGCTGCTCTGCTAGAAGAGCGAGATGACGGCAAGAACAGTCGTGAACTCTCTGTTACGTTGACCGAGATCGACACCGCTATTCTTTGGCGACAAGAAGACTTGCGTCTGAAGAGTAAAGTTATCAACCAGCAGGAATTAATGGAAAAGGAGTAGGGCAATGGAATCTGAAGAGAACTATCTTGGCCGCACAGCGTACGAAGCATACTGCGAAACAACAGGATGGAAAAGTGCTGTCACTGGGGCTGAACTGCCGAAATTTTACGCCGCACCCGAAGCAGTACAAAAAGGATGGATCGCAGCAGCACAGGCCGTCAGGTATGCGTATAAAGGCGACACCCCAATCGAAGGTTATTTGACTACATAACATCCAATAAATAGGGTCACAATAACTGTCTAATTATTCCTGAGTTTTATAATTTTCGACACAATTAAGGAGATAAGTGTTATGAGTTGTAAGTATATCGATTGTTGTAAAAGTTCACATTATGGTTGTAAATTCATTAATTATGATTGTGATCGATTAGACATTAACCCACTCGATTCAGAAATCCTAGATCATCTTATTGGTTATCCTAAGCGGTCTGACTTTATTCTTAATCAAATCCGCTGTAATGGTAAACAGAATTTTGTTCATATTAAGAATAGAAGAAGTGGTAGAAGTAAAAGAGATGTGTTAGCGATTGTTAAACTATTAAGCGAATCTTATAATTATGACACTAAGGTAGTTGTAATAGTTAAAAATATGGAAGAGATTAGATATCATTATAAGGATATTGTTGAGGTTTGTTTTACTTTAGGAATACAAGAAATCTTAGGCGATATGCGTAACGGTGCCTATGAGAATATTAAGTTTGTGATAGATAAAGAATCATTAGAAAAATTCGCTGGTCAACGTGTTGTTTATTATAGAACTCATTACGCTAAGGGAGAAAATTAAAATGGAAGAAACCGTAGTTAAACTTTATGATGTCACAATTGATTGTTATGGTCACAGTATGCGTGATGGTAGTCCGTACACACTCAAAACAACTGAAGTACCTAAGGGATGTAGTAAATGTCAAGGTAGATTACACCGTGGATTTAACGTCACTCATAATGTTCCTGATATCTGTAACTGTCTTCGTAAGATTGTTGCTACAGAAGAACAGATTACACAGTTTAATAAACAGTTTGAAGTCAAAGAAGAACCGAAGGAGATTGTGTTTTGAGTAAGTTGAAGTTTACAAAAATTAGTCCATATATGTCTAATTTCAATCCTAATCATACTTCCCTCTATGATAACCATTATCAAGAGGGAGATTCATTTGGTTGTGTTACTTTGAGTTTCGACATGACCATTAAGACTGTGTTTATCTTTGAGAGAGAATTAGATCAATTTTTAAAAGAATATGAATTAGTGGATGACATTGCTATTATCCCTTGGTATAGGAAGAAGTGATGAGTTTAAAGGAAGATCTGAGTAATATTGATAATGGGAGATTCAGAAAATTAATCGAAGCTATGGATGTTAAAGATGTGTGTTATAATTGTCGGTCTTTTAATCCTAAAGTTATGACTGCTTATGTGTGCGCTATTAGCGGTTATTGTATAGGACATACCTTATCTGAAGATTTGTTAGCCTATCTTTTAAAACAAGTAAAGGAACCTCATGAATAAAAAAGAAGATGTAGAAATTAAGTGTAATAATTGTGGTAAGGTTTAGCTTAAAACAAATTATCTCTTTATGTTGAATGTATAGAATTCTCAAAAGATAAATAATAATAAACATCTTACAGGAGTTTATTGTTATGGGTAAATACACAGTAAAACACACAAAAGAATACATTATAGAGAAATTGGAAGAAAGAGGATTATTCTTAATAAGTGACTACACTCTTTACTTGTCAGTTTCCTCGTATATTGATGTTAGATGTCAGCATTGTGGAAATGAAGAAAGATTAAAGTTTAATACAATTCTGGCAAGAAAAATTGGTTGTTCTGAATGCTTATCTAATAATAAGAAAAAATTAGTTTATGAGAAATTGAATAAGTTAAATATTTTTCCGTTGGAAGAATATAAACATTGTAAAATTATTTTAACCTTTAAGTGTAGAGTGTGTGATTACGAATGGCCTAGTAGTTTTGGAAAAGTTATACACTTAAAGGGTGCTTGTCCAAAATGTAACAAAAGAGCAAGACTAAGTAAAGAAATTATAAACGAAAAACTGATAGACAAACAAATTGAATTTATACAATTTACTTCCAAACATAGAGGGGAATTTAAATGCTTAAAGAGTGGATGTGGACATACATGGAACGCTCAAATTAATGGGGTGATAGCAAAAAATAAACCGACAGGGTGCAGAAAATGTGTTGGCTGTTTACAATATACAAACGAAACTATAGATAAAAAAATAATCGAAAAGGATTTTAGTGTTAAAAGAATTGGAGATTATGTCAACACTAGAACAAAAATAGATTGGGAATGTTTGAGGTGTAATAACATTTTTCCTTCAACTCCTAATCAAATTTTGAGTGGAGATGGTTGTCCAGAATGTAAACACAAAAACGAGAAACGTATAAGGGATTATCTAAAAAACAAATATGGTAATCATACTGCCAATAAAAAGATCATATATGCTAATGGAAGAAGATATTATATAGATTTCGAAGTCAACGGGGTGTTTATTGAATATAACGGCGCTCAACATTATAAGCCTATAAAGTTTTATAAAGGAGAGCACGGATTTACAGAACAACAGAAAAGAGATGAAGAAGTAAGAGAATATTGTAGAGTTAATAATATCAGGTTAATAGAAATTCCTTATAATATATCTCACGCTAAACAATATGAACTATTGGAGAATTTATGAACACAGAAATAAACCCAAAAAAGAGAAAAATTTCCACAGCGTCATGTAAAGCAAAAGGTAGGAAATTGCAACAAGATGTTGCTAAAAAAATAGGAGAATTGCTAAATTTACCTGTTGGTTACGATGAATCAATATCTTCTAGAGAGATGGGTCAAAGAGGAACAGATATTCGTTTAATAGGAGAAAGTTTGGTTCGTTTTCCTTTTTCGGTGGAAACAAAAAGTGGCAATTCCTTCAGTTTTAAATCAGCAGTTGAACAAGCTAGGAAGAATTTATTACCTAACACTAATTGGTTGCTGGTTACTCGTAGAGATAGGGATAAGGCTATCGTTAGCATTGATTGTGATGTTTTCTTCTCTTTAATGAAAAAACTTATTGACTCTGAGAAGGATTAATGATATAATGTCAGGTAATGATAAAGAAAGATTAGAATTAGATAAATTGCGTAGTGTGCTTCACCTTCATAGCAAAGAAAATCTTATTAAGATTATTGATATCACCATGAAAGATTATTGTGATATGGATGAAGCGATTAGAGAACTAGCTAGACCTTATCTTGATGTTGATGGTAATTCATACGATATTCCATCACTAATAACTATCGTTGAAGGTCTAACAAAAATTATTGATATGATTGAGGAGAAGTAAATTGGATAAATTAGATAACCCTAAGTTTACAAAGGTTTTTGCACTGGCTGAAGAATATGTATTGAATTTTGATAAAGATCGTGATTCTGAATACGACACTGAATATATTTTTGAGGAAGTGTTGAAAGCTATTTACGGTGATGATGTATTTGAGCGATTATACAATAAGGATTAATGTGTATGTACGTAGTCTACCGTAAGAATATTCTACAACAATTAGATAAGATTATCGATGAATCACTTAGTAAAGGTGTAGTCATAGAGGAAATTTATCTTAATGATGACGAGTTTAACGAATATAAATATTTACGTGGTTGGGGATTGTATGAAGAGTATCGTGGGTTTCCAATTAAATACATGAAGGAGTAAGTAATGAGAGACATTGATGAGGCAGTACAAGAGGCGTTAAAGTTTGTTGCGTGTGCTGATGAACTTAAGGTAGCAATCAAAAAGTCAGAATATGATAGCGGCAACGGTTACACTTATCAGTCTTCTTGCCCTAAAGAAGAGGAGCATTACGTAGACAGTCAATGACACTAACCAGAGCATTAGCTAATATGAGGAAACCATAACTTAAGGAGATCCAAAATGGTATTCGAAATTTTAAGTGGAGTACTATTCTTAGCGTTAATTTATGTGATTTATCTTTATGTGAATTATCGTTATCAGGTAAACCGGATTGAGGATAACACGACAGTTATTAATTCGGTTCAAGAAATTTATCGTTATGTTGATATGAGGTCTGATGAAGTGACTCGTTATATCGATGAACGGTGTAAATTAAAAGGGGAAGTGTGATGAGTATTGGTAAAAGTTATTGTGAAAATGAACCTTGTAAAAATCTTTCTCCTGTACAAGAAAAACTTAATCTTCTATTAGATACTATTAATATTCTTGATTCTCGTGTTGACAATCTTAAAAGTAAACTTGGCGAAAGTGGGATGATGATTTCTTCCCCTAAATGTGATTCTGCGTGTAAGGAAGAAAAATATCCTAACATGTCAGATTTCGAATATAAATTATTAGACCTCGTTAATCGTGTATCTCGTATTGAATCTACGATCACTGACTTAACTGAGGATTACCGAGGTTAAGTATTATTAGAAATTTACCTGAATGTAAATTAATAGTTTACATTTCTGCATAAAATTAATATGAGGATAACTTATGGCTAAGAATAATGTGCTAGAAAAATTTCGCAAGATTTCAGATAATAATTATGCCTTTGTTTTATCAAAGGAAAACAACCTATACTCAATCAAATCGTATATTGACACGAAATGTCTGATACTTAATACGGCTCTTAGTGGAGATCCGCTAAAGGGGTTACCAAAGGGCAAGCGAGTTTCGATTGCTGGCCCTAGTGGTACAGCTAAAAGTTATTTCACTCTATACATGGTAAAGGCATTCTTAGAACAAGGGCCGAATTCTTATGTATTTGCTTTTGAGAGTGAAGGTGCTGAGATTTTATCTATGACGGAAGATATTGGTATTTCTGGTGAAATGCGAGATAGAATTATCGTTCTTCCTGTTAGCACAGTGGAGGATTTCAGAATTCAGTCTACAAAAATTCTTGATTCTATTAAAAAAGAAAGATTTGGATATCAAGATGGAAAAACCAAAGTAAAACCTCTTCCAGAACAAAACGAATACATGTTTTTTTTGGACTCACTCGGCATGTTAGCAAGTAGCGCCGAAATTAATCATGCATTAGCTGGCGAATCTAAAGTTGATATGACTAGAGCTAAAATTATCCGGTCTATTTTCCGAAATATAACTTTAGATTTGAGTCTTTGTGAAGTACCATTCATTATCGTGAATCATACTATGCAGACACTAGAAAAATTTAGTCGTTTAGAACAAACTGGTGGTGATGGGATTAGGTATAGTTGTGATGTTTCTTTAGTGTTAACTAAAGCTAAAGAAAAGGAAGGAACAGAACACGTTGGGCACGTAATATCTCTACATGTGAACAAGTCGAGATTTATTCCTGAAAATTCGTGCTTTAAAATATTGATGTCTTTCAAGAAAGGGTTATACAAATACTCTTCCATGATAGAACACGCAATCGAATTTGGATTAGTTGAGAAAGTTTCAAAGGGGAAAAACGGTTCCTTCTTAATTTTTGAAGGAACTACTGAAGTGTCTCTTAAAGATTATATTAAAGATTCTAAAAAATACATGACAGATGAATTTCTAATTAAACTTTCAGAAAAAATAAAATCTAAGTATTCTTTCGGTAATGGAGATAGTATTACTGATGATGACGAAGATTCATTTGTTTCGGAAATTGACACCGATGAAGAATACGAATCTACTGATGAATAGATAATAAAATCTCAAAAGATAAATAACAGATAGGGAGTCAAAACTTCTCTATTATTTATCTTAAGGAGATTTTATGAGTAGAGTCAAGAGACTAACAAATGAAATAGTGGATGAAAGATTAATCGGGAGAAATATTCTAAGATTAGAAGATTACAATCCAAAACGACATATTAAGATGAAGTGGAGGTGTTTAGTTGATGATTGTAATTGGGAATGGGATGCTATATATTGTAACATAGATGCTGGTCATGGTTGTCCTAAATGTGCTGGTATATTACAGATAACAGATGATAGAATAGACGAATTTTTAATTGGTAAACCCATACAAAGATTAAATAGTTATGTGAATTCTAAATTTAAGATGAAGTGGAAATGTCTAGTTGATGATTGTAATTGGGAATGGGACACTGTAGCAGATGTTATATTGAATAGAAATTCTGGCTGTCCTAAATGTGCAAATAGAGTTTTATTAACAAATGAACAGATAGACGAAAAACTTATTGGTAGAAACATCAAAAGAATTGGTGATTACAAGGGGAGCAACAAAAAAATAGATTTCCTATGTCTCAAAGATGGAAAGGTGTGGTCGTCTTCTCCTTCAAATTTGATAGGCAGAAATTCAGGTTGCCCTAGATGTGCTAATCGTGAAGCATTAACTAAAGAAATTGTACTAGAGAGGATTAAGGATCGCTCTTTAATACTATTAGGCGAAATAACAAAAGCACACACTAAGACAGAATGGAAATGTTTAGTTTGTGATCATGAATGGCCTTCTTCGCCAAATAACATTTACAAAGGTCAAGGATGTCCTTCTTGTAAACACAAAGGCGAGAAATTAATATTAGACTACCTAAAATCTAAATATGATAATGTTATTCATCATTATAGATTAGACTTTGATGGAAAGAAAAGATTTATAGATTTTAAGGTTGGAAATGTGTTAATAGAAAGACAAGGAGAACAACATTATAAACCTGTTGAGCATTGGGGAGGACAGAAAGTATTTGAGCAACAACAATTACGTGATCAACGGTTAAGAGATTATTGTTTAGCTAATAACATTAGACTAATCGAAATTCCCTATTGGATAAACGAAGAAGAACAATATAAACTACTGGAAGGATTAAACAATGAAGAAAAATAAATCACCACAAACTAACATTCTATGTCATTCCATTAACTGTAAATTAAATACAAGCTATCGCACAGAATATAAACGAGGCTATTGTAAATCTGGTAGTATAGCTATCAGTAGCAAAAATATTTGTCTAGACAAATTCACAGATGATGATGGTCAGGATTAACTAATGAATCCTTTAGAAGAGTTAGAAAATAATCAGAGTGCCATTCTAGTGTTCATCAATAAGGATAATGGTATATTTATAGAACATTATATTCTTTATCCTTTTGATGATCCAGAAGACCAACTATTTTTAGTTGCGACAGAGTTGTATCATGATAATACCTATGGGTTAGCTGGTAGAACAGATTTACAGTTTATCACATTTAAAGGTGGTGAGGAATACACTGACTTCAAAAAAATGATTAAGGAGATGATTAATGGAAAATAAATTTGGATTGGACGAGGGAGCATTCTGCTTCTACAATTGTCGGTTTAATAAACAGACCACTAGTTTTACTTGCCAAAAAGTTGACGGCGCAATTAAGTTCGGCCTAAAGCGTTGCAACGAAGGCGACGAAGAATTAATTGAGGAGGAAGAATGATTACCAAAGAAGAATTAGCGGAAGTTAGATGTTTAGAAAATAAGATTAACGCACTCAAACAAATGTCTAAATTAGGGGTAATGGTAGCGGTTGGAGATTGTTTCGATTATCTCAACTCTGATAAATTCTTAGGTGAAATGTTTAATAAGGAAGACAAACAAGCCATTCAAGCTTATTTTCAAAATATATGCACTAATAATTTGTTAGAGTTAGAAGAACGTTATAATAAATTAATCGTTTGACATCTGTAAATAAAGAGATTGACAATAAAATCCGTTAATGGTATAATACCTTAGCGGATTTTATACTATAAGGAGTAACACTTGCAAATATCAAAACATATCCTAGCTGGTATATTAAATAATAAGGCTTATGCTAAGAAAGTTTACCCACACTTAAAAAAGGATTACTTTAGGACATTCGAAGAAGGTTATGTATTTAATCTAATGAAGAAATACATGATTGCTCATAAGGCGTTTCCAACTAAATCATCACTGTTATTAGAGTTATCTGATGTTAAGGATTTAAATGAAACTGGCTACAACGAAGTTAAGAATATTATTGAGAACATAGCTGATATCAAATTTGACTACACAGAAGATTATCTAATTAAAGCGACAGAAAATTTTTGTAAGACAAGTGCAATTAATAATGCGTTACTCAAGTCTATTGAACTGCAAGAGAAGAATGAGAATGTTGATAGTATTCCTGATATTCTTCGTAAGGCATTACAAGTTAACTTCGATAGTAGTTGTGGCTTTGAGATATTTGATGAAAAATCAATGGATGAAAGATTCAACCTTTACCAGAGAAAAGTTAAGAAATTCTCAACTGGATTACAAAGATTAGATGAATTAACTGATGGTGGTTTAGAGGCTAAGGCTATCACTGTTATTTTTGGTGGTAGTGGCGTTGGTAAAAGTGCGGCATTAGTGGCTATTGCTGCTAACATGGCTCGTAATGGTGAAAACGTTTTATACATAACGTTAGAGATGAGCGAAGAAAAGATTAGCCAAAGATTTGAGGCTAATTTCCTTGACGAATATATTAATAATATTAGTAAGTTAGATGAGGAAGAATATAAGTCTGGTTTATGTAAATTAAAATCTGATACACTAGGTCGAATTGTTGTTAAGGAATTTCCTACTGCAACCATTAACTCTAATCATGTTAATGCCCTAATAGATGAATTAGAGATAAAAAGAAATTTCAAACCAACTGTGGTGGTGGTAGATTATATTAATTTGATGCGTAGTAGTAGATTCGCTAACGAAAACAGTTATGTAACAGTTAAGGGTATCACTGAAGAACTTAGAGGTATTGCGGTAGAGCGTGAAATTTGTATGATATCTGCGACTCAGGCTAACAAAGAAGGTAATAATAGTAAACTAACCGATCTTGATGCTACACAAGTTGCTGAGTCTAATGGATTATTAGCTACTGTTGATCTGCTTATTGGTTTAATCTTTTCAGAAGAACTCAGAGAACAATCAACACAAATTTGGAAGATATTGAAAAACAGATTTAGTGGATTTGTTAATTCTAAGTTTCCCATCAAAGTAGAACACGACAAAAGTAAGATTTATGATTGTGACGATGACATGCAAATCTATGGTAACAACGAGATTAACGAAAAATTAGATAAAGAAAAGAAGCAGTCGAAAAAGAAGAAAGTTGAAGTCAAATTTAAAAAATCAGAATTAGCTGACGATTTATGGGATTGAGGAGAATGTTGTGGAATTGAACGAATTTGGTCAAACCAAAAAAGAAGCCAGAGCTAAGAGTTTGTTAGATGAGGCTTCGAAGTTAGCGAAGGATTGTGTTTTCGAGTCTGATTATGATGGGGAAGTTAATTTGGATTTGACATTCATAGAAGACGGATACAAAATTACAATTTCTGTTGAGGAGATATAAATTATGAAGGATCAAGAGATGTTATCTAATGTAATATTAGAAAAAGTAAAGTATAATTTGACTCGTATATTCTCTGAAGAGACGATTATCAATAATTATTACGCGCAAGCCTACTTAGATAGAGTAACTAACGACATGATTCTATCAATCGACCGTAATGTATACGAATCTTCCACAACAAAAGAAGAAGTAAAAGAAGATAAACCAGAGAAGATTACTGTAACAGAGTGGAAAGATATTTACGATAGTCAACCAGCATCTCCATTAGAACATATTAAATATGGGCTATATAAATTTATTCCTTATGACAGTTTCTTCCCTACATTCTTTCCCGTAAAATATAAGTTATTTTATGTTGATAAGGTTGCATACAATACAGAGATTATTAATCAAAGAATCGTTAAGAAGATAACTAATATCAAAAATGTGTATCCTGATATGGTATGTGATTCCAAACAAAAAACTTTATCTACTTATGATTGGAGATCTGATAATGTCTAGTTTAGTTAAGGTTAATGTTAGAACTGCTAAGAAAGCGGCTGAACTTTGTTTAGCGTCTATTGAAGTAAAAAGACAGACAATTAAAGATATGGAGATGGAGAAATTTAAAAATAGTTGGTGGTCTAAAACTTTTCGTAAGAATTGGACTGAGACAGAATGGGAAAAAGGATTATATGATTCATACAAAAATTTTGTTCCTTGGACAACAATATTCGGAAGTCAGAAAGAAACGTGTAAAGAAATTATTCGTATGTGTGATGTAAGTTCAGACGGATACATATTGTTAGACGAAGACAAAGCTGAAATAGTCTCAGGATGGAAATAATGGATAAACTATCCCTCATCATATTATTAGTTATCATTTCTTTAATAGTAGTTATTAATGTTTTTGACATGAAGCCGTTTTATGAATTTCTTGATGATAACAATCCAACAGAAAATCATTCTAAGGTAATCATTATGCCTGATGGTAAAATAGGAACAACAACTATTTTAACCGAAGCACAAATGAAGGAACAAGACAAGGGTTGTGGAGGATGTCATGAGAAGTGAAGATAGAGAAATTATCATTTGTTCTAATTGTAAAGGCAAGGGCTATTATCAGGAATCTAAATTAACAAACTATCACCACAACGAATACGATTATTGGGATGAAACTTGTCCTATGTGTAACGGCAAAGGTAGAATGTTAAAGACTACATTGATAAACATTGATAAGCTTGAGGATAAATAAAAGAAACACAAACAAGGGATGTATAATGAAACTTCATAGTTTTACAGAATACTTGTTCATAGAGAAACTTAATAGGCATAGTGAAAAAGACGATACATGGATTGCTCTGAGATTTGCCAATCTTCTTAGGTTGGATTTCCGTGAATGGGACGCCTTTAAATTAAAACTTATTGATGATAGAGGTAACATTCTTAGACAACCAAAGAATAGAAAAGAAGAAACAGCGTTAGGTTTATTTGAACGTCTAATTATTAGAATCAAAAAAGCTATATACAAATATGGAGGTAAGAATTATCCATTAGCTAGTTTAATCGGTTTATATCTACTTCAGAAAGAATCTTATACCAGAGAAGAACACAACCTTAAGTCAATGATTCTTGAAGAACTTAGTGAAGATGAAATTTTCTTATTTGAAGATATCTTAACTAAGATTAAACACAAAAATATAACTATCGAGTGAGGCGAACATGGGTGTTAATTTGATCCCTGAAGAATATAAAAAGGTCGATTATGAAAAGATGAAGGAACGTGCCAGCGAACGAGTATTAAAAATATTAAAAATGATGGAAGAAGCCACAGAGAAAGCTAAAATATCAACACTAAAATTTGGGAGTTAAATTTTATTATGAAACACACTATGATTATAGATTTTTCTAGTTACTTACACGCAAGTTTTCATGTGGCACGTTATGACAAAGATGTTAAAGATACTCAAGAGAGAACCCAATACTGGAAACAACTTTTAGTGGGGATGATTCTCAACGTTAAAAAACAATACAAACCTGATGAAGTTGTGTTAGCTATCGACAGTCCTAATTCCCATCGTAAGCAAGGCTATCCCCACTCTTTCAAATATTATAAGGCGAGAAGGATTCTCAAGAAGGAAGATTCTGATATTGATTGGAATGAGTTTAATAAAGTTTCTAATCTAATGTTAGATGAAATCACAGAAAACTTACCAGTGAAATGTGTTAAGGTTGACTCTTCTGAGGCCGACGACATCATTGGAATCTTAACGTGTAAACTAAGAGATAACGATATTACTATTGTGTCCAGAGACAAAGACTTTACACAACTATTAAGATTCCCTAATGTCAAGATTCATAATCCATTAGATAATAAATTGATTGTTTGTGATAATCCTAAAGAATTTCTAACCTTACATATTCTTGGCGGTGACTCAGGAGACGATGTTCCTAATATTCTCAGTCCTGATAATATTTTTGTGACTACTGGCAAAAGACAAAAGAGTATTACTAAGGGAATTATCAAAGAAGTCTTGGAAGAAGGATTAGATAAATTTGTCATTAAGAATGATTTATTAGCTAATTACGAAAGGAACCGTAATTTAGTAGAATTATCCGAAGACGTTATTCCTCAAGACTTACAAACTAATATTATGTACACATATAATAAATCAAAGGTTAAAGGTGATTACGAGGATATGATGGGATATTTAGCTAGGAACAACTTTACTAACCTAATAAATAACTTGTGAGGTGTGATGAATACTAACGAATTTTTGAGTAAATTGGATTATGACCAATTAGTTAGAGCTAGAGAAATTTGTTTTGATCTTATAGAAAAAAAGAAAAAAGAAACCAAAATTCCTCTTTGGATTGTGAGTGATGATGTTAATTTGGGAGCATTTGTTAAGGATCAATACAAAGAAGCTTGTGAACTATTATGTAAAGAAATTATGAAACGACATAAACTTTATGGTGAAGGTGATATTGAATACGAAATCAAACTTAAGTATTTTAGAGAATCAGAAGCTAAAGATATGCTGAAACTAAACGATTAAAGGAGAAGTAATTTTGAATTATACCAAAGAAGACTTGTTTGAAATTATGGAACAGTACGAAGAAAAATATGGTTGTTTGCCTAATAGAGATGAGGCTAGAGGAACCGGATTTCCAGAAAGACCATTTGTGAGAATTTTTGGTGGACTATCTAAAGCCAAAACAGAATACCACCAACGGAAATTAGAAAAAGGTAACTCGATGTTAGGATCAGATAAGATCCAAACCACCTTAGTTATTCCTGATTCTCATGTTGGACCAGATCAAGATTTGTCTAGATTTGATAAGTTGAATAGATTGATTCTAGAAAAGAAACCTGATAATATTATTTTCATGGGGGATTTCGTTACTCTAGAAAGTTTGTCTAATTGGGACTTAAATAAATCTGGGGTGATGGAAGGTAGGCGATATCAATTAGACATCGAATGCGGAAGAATTGCCTTAGAGAAAACTTTAAGAGATGTTAAGAGAACATACAATCCTAATGTGATATTTCTTAAGGGTAATCACGAGTCAAGATTAGATAGATACTTAGAAACCAAGGCAGAACTCAAAGAACATCTTAATTTAGATAACGATTTAAAACTTAAAGAATTTGGTATTGATGAAATTATAGAGTTTAGGGATTATTATAATATTGATGGAGTTGATTTCACTCACGCACCAATGAATGCCGCTAACCAAGCCGTGTCTGGTAAATACGCAATTCATAGAGCCAGCGAAATGACTCAAAACAGCTTAGTCTTCGCCCACTCTCATAGAAAAGAATATGTCAACTTTTATCGTCATGGCTCAGATGATATTGTTCAAGTAATGATGTGTGGTGCTTTCTTTGAACACACTGACTCGTACGCTTATGGTGGATTAAACGCCTATTGGCGAGGGTTGGTTATTTTGAAACACTGGAAATGCGGCAGATTTGACGCAGAAGAAATCTGTTTAGAACGTCTAATGGAAGAATATTAAATAATGTGGTCATTAGATGAAGATCCCATGAAAGAATATTTTTATTTGTCTAGTTTAGAAGAAGCCTTTAAACTAAAACAAATTAACTATGGATTAGATTTAAGTGATAAAAAATGGAAACTGCTGAAAGAGCCAGAGGGAGATGTTTATATAACATTCTTTAAACACGACGAAGTTTTTGTTTATTGTTGTGCCTTTATATTTTTTCAAGATCATGTTAGAATAAATTTTTCTCTGAATATGAGTAGTAGAAAAATTATGAACATGACTGGCTCTGAGTTTAATGGATATGTTGACGAAAAGATAAAGAGTTTGAAAGACCTGAAGCTTCATTTTAATTTTGATAAGATGCCAGTGAGTAATTTTCTCTCAGTTTTTAATGAAGTATTTTACGTCATGAATGAGGGAATTAAAAAATTCAAACCAAAAGAGATAAGATTTAGGGGTTACGCTGAAAAGTTGCATAAAATTTATCTTAGGATGACAACAGATGTGAATTTCCTGAATGAGTTAAAAAAACTAGGATATGGGTTCAAAGAAATAACCAAAGGGGGGTTTGTTTGCTTTAACAAACTAAAAGGTAACTGGAAAGATTTAATATAAAAGGAGTCAGATATGAAAGTCAAATTCAATAAGTTAACAGAATCTAAATTACCCAAGAGTGATATCAGCGTCGATGATATGAAAAGTAAAATTACCGCTTATCAATTTGAGGATATTCCGATTGACTATAAGGGAGAATATTTTAGGGTTAGCGGTGAATATGAAACCGATGAGGACGATATTTATGTTATTTATATTGAAGCAGATGACAAAGAATTAGATTTAAGTGACAGTGAATGGCATAAAATTAAAGATGTCGTGATTCAAAAAATTGTAGAACTTGGTAGAGCGACCAACAAGAAATACAAATAAAGAAAATTTGTGCTGAAATTTGAATCCCTAAAAGTCTAACTGACGATTAGGGATTTTCTTTTGTCCACAACATTAAAAGTTTATAATAATATTTTTATTGACTTTTTGTTATAAGCATCCATAATATTGTCTAACGATGCAACAACAGCGATAAATTAGGAGGTTACGAAATGAACACATTTAACTGAATTTTATGCTTGACAAACATAAATGTGAAGTTACACTTTCAACTCATCAATCAAACAACTAACTGAGAAGGGAAATCGTCATGAAAAACAATGTTGTTCGTCCTTGGGGTTCTGTTGGTGTCGAAATCAAAAAACAATTTCAGACAGTATCTAATGTCATGAAAACTACTGGTCTTGATTACAACGTATCACTTAGAGATTGTTTTCTTCCTGATCTCACCAATCCAGAAAAAATTGGTGATCGTGTTTCTAAAATTAAGGTAAGTGTCCGTGATGACAATAATGAGTTGATAGGTGTTGTGGGAGAAAGATATGTTCCTCTTCAAAATGCTGAAGCGTTTGGATGGTTTCAAGAATTCATCCACCACAAAATTGCTTCTATTGAAAATGTTGGGACATTAGGTGATAGTAATATCGTTTTCCTTCACGCTAAAATCAATATAGATCCTGTTGAAATTGTTCCTAATGATTTTGTCCAATCTAACATCACTTTACTTAATAGTTTTGACGGAGCCACTTCTTTGTTTAGTGGATTTTTCCCTACTCGTGTCAACACAGGAGCACAGTTTCCTAAACTTAAAACTGGAGTTTTCAACAGAACTAAACATACCAAAAATGCTCTTATCGGTCTAGAAAAACTTAGAGAAATCATGGATGTGCATAACCAAGAATTTACTTTCCATTGTGACCAACTTAAACATATTGCTTCAAAACAAATAAAACCAAAAGCATTGGATAAGTATATTCGGATGGTTATTGGAAATGATAACCCTGAATGAGAACTCAGAGAATCGAGAGTTGACATTATCAAAGGATTATTTGAAGGTGGTAAGTGTGTCTCCGAACATACAAAAAATTATTACGGAGCATTTTTAGCAGTGAATGAATTTATTAATTATGAAGCTGGTAGAAGCGTTCCAGCAAGAGTTAGATCATTATGGATTGGATCTAACGCTACGGTAAATCAAAAAGCCTTAATGGTAGCATTAAAACTTGCTAAATAAGAATTAATACATCTTAATGAATTAAGTGGTGGTTGTCTTCGGATGACCACCACTTTTGTTTGTAAATTTTAATAAAAAAGATATTGACTTGTGATCGTCTTAAGGTGTATAAAGTAGTCACTCTTTAGTTGTATGAAGAATTATATCCTAAATATGGAGGCATCTATTAGACAGTAAGGTGAGTATGGTGGTCGTTGGAGATTTTTGTGAAACTAAGTTTAATTATTCATTATGGAGAATTGTGATTACATGAGAAAACTTTCTACTGCTATTTGTGATTGTGCTGTTTGTTCTTTCTATACTGCTATTAATTCTGTTGGCGATGAAGTTGATTCTGTTTGTGAAGAGACAGGATTCGAATTTGTCCACGTTCAGAACGAAATTCCTGAGTGGTGTCCTCTGCAAAAAATTTAAATTAAACTTGTTGACATTTAGATAAGAAAGTGGTAATATTCTATTCATTGAGTATTACCACTTTTATTTTGAGGAGAATTAATCATGAAAGAAATCACTAAAGAAGAATTGAAATCCTTGATCGCCAACACTAATGGTAAATGGTTCTCTTGTCGCTTTCGTAAAGTTAACGGAGAGGATCGCAAGATGACCTGTCGTACTGGTGTCACTAAACACCTTAAGGGAGTTGGTGCTAAATATCACAAGGATAATCTTAAGGTGGTATTCGATGCCGCTAAATTGGAATATAGGAATGTTAACCTAGATACCACTTATGAAATTAAATTTAAGGGTGAGGTGTATCATGTCAAGTCTTAAATAAATGAGAATCAAACTTCAACTGATTGTTCTACAGTTTGAGTTGTGTGAGAATAGTCCTAAATCTACTGTTAAAGATGTCAATGAAGCTTATTTGATGCAATTAGAAAATCTTATTCGTGATATTAGAAATGCGAAAGGTTGGAAATAATGATAGTTCTTCTTCATGGAAAAGATAGTGATGCGGAAAAGTCTAACACGGTTCAACTTTTATCAAAGTTTCTTAAAGGAAACACTAATGAACATGTGTGTACTCCTTCTTATGATTCTTCTCTCTCATTTTATGCTTCATTTAAACAGATAAATGCTCAGATTAGATATGAGATGAAAGATGTGAATGAAGAGTTAACTTTTATTGGATGTAGTTTAGGTGGTGGATGGAGTAGAATTTTTTCAGAAGAATATAAAGGTTCTAAGTTGATAATGATCAATCCTTCGCTTCAATATTATTCAGAATTTAATAGAACGAAAGATTCATTAGACAAACAGATTAATGTGTTTTTATGTAAAGATGATGATGTATTTGATTACCAGTATGCTTATGAGTTGTATAAAGATAGAGCAGATGTCAGATTATTTGAAACTGGTGGTCATAGATTTGAACAGTTAAACGATCAACTTCCAGAAATTCTTAAGATGATAAATAATGTTATCGCTTAAATCATCTTAAGGAGTGCATTATGTTAACATATAAAGAATATTTACACGAGAAGATAGAAAATTTATTCTCAGAAGAAGAGAAAGAAAAATACATAGATCAGATATGGGAATTGATTCATTCGTCATATAAATCTGTTGGTGGAGTTAAGGGGTCTGGATTTTCTTCTAAAGAAGATATTATTCAAAATATCCCTATGTTAAAAATTTATAGAAAACAAGATAAAGTTAAAATAGTATTTGCTTACAAAGATAAAGGTGGTCGTAAAAAGGTTTTAATGGCTACTGATGGTATGAGTGATTCAAAAGAATACTTGAAGAAAATGATTAATGATGAATATAGCACAGGTAGATCATGGGGAGAATTGAGTCACGGAGCATTAAGATTTATCAAAACTCTTTATAACGAAGAAGAGTTAGACTCGTTCAGCATTCCAGTTGAAAGAGTTAAGGAATTGCTACCAGATGACGAAATATTTCCTATCGGTAAATTTGAATACGAAAGAATTATTGGAGACGAAGGAATAGTAAAAAGAGCATTAGGGAACCCCAATAGTAAACCGATAAAATAGTGTCTTGACAAATTTAAAATAAAGACAAATAATCCTCTTAACTAACCACTAAGAGGATTATTACTTAGGAGATGATCATGAAGACTAAAACTTATACTTTCACGGAAACAGAAATCTTAGCTCTTAAGGAAGCGTTGACTGAATATCATTTTAAGATTAAGGATAATAATATGACTAGTCCTATCTTTATTGATATGCGGAAAGCTGTTAAGAGTTTGAAAGAACAGTTCACTGAAGATTATAGGAATATTTGATATGAGAAAATATAAATGTCGTTACGAGGTCTATATTGTGTCTCCCGATTACTCTATTAGATTAGGTAGTTTCAGGAAATTCAAGACGTTTAAACGTGCTAACAAATATTCTCTTGGTCTGTGTTTAAAGACTGACGAAGTAATTAATGTGACTAGAATTTTCTTTAAACACGGGGTTCGTTGGGAAAGACAATTTACAAGATAATATATGAAAACACTTGACTTTATAATAGATTCAAGTTATAGTAATTGTACATTGAGCAACACTTACATTATGGGAGATTGTTATGACTGAACAAAAGCGTAGTGGGATTATTGATAAAATTAAAAAACTGTTCGCCTTGGGTCAGTCAAGTAATCCAAACGAATCAGCACTTGCTATAGCAAAAGCTACAGAACTCATGAACCAACACGGAATAGATCACGGTGATTTAACCAATCTTACTATTGATGACATCTCAGAAATTGACTTCCCTCTGATGCTCAAGAGTAACGATCATTCCATTCACCTTTCCTTCTTTATTGGTAAAGCGTTTAATTTGAAACCTGTCACTATTAGTGGACGGAATCAAGAAGGTGTCAAGGAAAAGAAAATTAGATTTTATGGTTCTGTTGAAGATTTAAGTGTTGGTACTTTTATTTTTGAGTATATCACTAACCTTGCTGAGATTAACAGTAAAACTTACTTTGAGTCTATCCGTTATAAAAAGGATAAGTGGACTCCTAGCGAAGCTGGTAAGAAAAAAGCTGATTATAAATTTGGGTTTGTTGACGCTATTTGTATTAAGCTGAAAGAAATTCAAGCTGAGAATGATGCTAAGAACAAGTATCAACAAGAAGTGTCTAACGCTATCATGGTTGTTAAGGATAGTTTGATTAATCGGTATATACAGCAAAATCTTGGTAAGGTTAAACAAGGTAAACCAAAAACTCTGAATACTGATGTTAATGCTTATAACAATGGGTTTGAAAAAGGTGAGAAAACAGGTCTACATCGTGGGGTAGGTAATAGTGGTGAGTCTCAGAAAATGATCGGAGAAAGATAATGGATAAAGAAAATAAAGAATTATTTATTAGTACTGTCATGAACGATATGACTAAATTTATTCTTAACAAAGTTCAGTATATGCCTGAAACTTGGGATGGTATTGAGTTACGTCAGTATATCAGCGATCTAGTAGCAGAACAAGTTAATTGGGTGAATATGGATAAGAAGCGAATGAAGGAATATAAAAATACTCGCATGATTAGAGGTAATCTATGAGGAAAGAACCGTGTCACGAACAAATATTCTACGATCATATACAGAGATTGATTAAGAATTTATTTATTGAATCTCCTAATCTTATTAATGATTATTTCTATGCTTCTTCTATTTTTGATATGCGCTCAGATATGCGTGTGAAAGCCACTCATATTTTACAAGAATTAGAGAAGACAAAACATTTGATAGGACTAAATAATGAATAAATATACAGAAACTTACGCTGTTAACTATACTTACAAAGCTACTGATGGTTATTGGAAGCAAGGTGAGGAAATTATTAAAGGTAAGAATAAGAATTCTCATAAAGCAGTTGAGAAGGAATTTAAGAATTGGTGTAAACAAAATAACATTAAAGACTACACAATTTTTTCAATCGTGTATCAGTAAAGGATTAATATGTGCGCTCTCTGCATAAGTGACGTTCACGGAAACCTAGCTAAAGTTAAAGCATTCTTAGAATATAAACCTGATGAAGAACATATTATTATTGGTGATTTGTTCGACTCATATCTCGCCACAGACCATCAAATTATTAGATCTATTGAATATATCATGGATCACGATGTAACTTTAATTTGTGGAAATCACGATTTAGTCTATTTGCCTAATGCTCATTGGTATTTTGAATGCACTGGTAATAGACGTAATCCTGAGTTCAGGAAACTAATGAGAAACAATCTTGATAGGTTTCAGGGTTCTCTAATTAGGAACAATCATCTTATATGTCATGGTGGACTAAGTAAATTTCATGGAAAGAAGTTTGATGATATAGTTCAAGCTAATTTTCATATTAACGAAGACTTTAATAATTACATTAACTCTCCAGTGATGCCAGAGTCATTATCATGGATATTTGATATTGGTAGCATGAGGGGAGGTAGACAGCAGGTAGGTGGTATCTTCTGGTTATCCTTTGGATATGAGAAATATGACACTAGGTTTAATCAAGTTTGTGGACACACTAAGAAGAAAGAACCTCAAATTATTGTTAATAAAGAGTCAATACATGTATGTATTGACAGTCCAAAATTCATTTGTTATAATACAGAGACTAGAGAGTTAGAAGATTTCTTTCCTGATAAATATATAAAGATTAGAGATAAATTAGAAATTGTTTATTAGGAGAATTTATGAAAAAGAACTGGAAGGATTACTTAAAGGAATCTAGTTTATCTAGGATCTATCGTCATTACACAGAACACGACTCAGGAACTATTTCTGCGTTTAGATATGCTCCTGATTGTGGTAATGGTAAACCTTACTCTAAGAAACAGAACGGTGACAGAAATGCTATCCTTAAAGCTTTGCTATTAAAGGAAGGGTATTCTGTGACTCCTATTGATGGTTCTTATATCGAGAACTATCAATCCAATAATCCTATTGAAGTAGACGAAGAATCGTTCTTTGTGTTAGACATAAAGGATTATGGTAATCTTAAGGAAAACCTAATTAAGTTTGGGACTAAGTTTGAACAGGACTCTATTACCTTCTCAAAAAAGTCAGGTGAATACTATTTGATTTCTAGTAATGAGTGCGAAGGTGGATACCCCGGTTTTGGTAAGATAGGAATAGAAGTGAAATTAGGTGGTACTATCTTTGGAGAAGATGGGGAATTCTTTTCTAAGGTCAACGGAAGACCATTTATTTTTAATAAGTTACATACCAAGACTGAAATTTTAGAACATCATTTCCCAACTGAGATTAGATCAATTGTAGAATTAAGTAAAAGAGAAGTAGTTTAAGGGAGGTTTGTTTATGCCTAAAATTAAATGTGATGCAGTAGATTGTTTATATAACCGTGAAAGTTGGTGTACTGTTAATGGTCAGGTGGATATGGTGAAACGACTAGGTGATTTGGGTGATTATGTCGAGTGTTTAGATTACACTCCCTTAACACCTGATGAATTTTTACAAATCTTTGGTAAAAAATCTTAAAGGTAAATTTAAATTTAAAACTTGACATTATAATGAATTCAAGTTATACTCCTCTTACGTTGAAACAATAACTGAGAGGAGTTTTTATTTATGTACCAAAAGTATATTGATGCTATTTATATTAATCCTGATGTTAATTTGAGCAAAATCGCTAGACAGAATAGAATCATAGATAGAGTTGTAAATTTGTATATCCAAGATCCTGTTAATTTTAAACAAGTGTACGAAAGCTTCATTCCTGATATAGTGGAAGATGATTATAGAGCTAATCACTATGGAGTTAAAATTGGAACTGTAGTTGGTTGGAATCTTTATAAAGGAAAAGACTTTTACGATAAAGTAGCAAAAATTAAACGTAATGTTAAAAAAGATATTAGAAATTTAGTTTTAAAATAACTCTTGACATTATAATGAATTCAAGTTATACTCTTTAAACATTGAGCGACATTGAACATTAACTTTAATTTGAGGAGAACATCATGGTCGAAACTTCTGCTTTTGTTGGTCGTACCCCTTGGAATGGGGGTGTTAAAGTTGAGGATGGATTCATTGCCCCTTCAGAATTTATGAAGCAAGCTGGTCTTGATTGGAAAGTGAAAAAAGAAAAAACTTACCTTTCTGATGGTAGTGTTATTCCTGATAGTTATGCTATTCGTCGTGATAGTGATAAGAAGGTTTTGGGGGTAGTTGGAAAAAATTATGTCCCCCTCCAAAACACATCTGCGTTCGATTGGTTTACTCCTTTTATTGATTCTCGTCAAGCTTCGTTCGAGACTGCTGGTGCATTAAAAGAGGGTAAAGTTATTTGGGTTTTAGCTAATGCTAACATTCATGGTGAAGTTGTTAAGAACGATGAAGTGAAATCTTATATTCTTCTTTCACATTCACATGATGGAAGTTTGAGCATTAGAAGCGGATTTACAAACATCAGGGTGGTATGTCAGAACACCTTAGCTAAAGCTTTGAATAGTTCTACTAGTAAGCTTCTGAAAATTAAGCATACTCAGAGTGCTAAACTTGCTCTTGAGAAGGTTCAGGAAATTATTGACGTAGCTAACCTTGATTTTAAAGCTGACTTGGAGCAGTATCGCTATCTTGCTTCTAAGGGTGTTAGTCGTAAACAACTTGATCAATACGTAACTCTTCTTCTTGGTAAAGAAAAAGATGAGGAAGAGACTAAAGTTCGTAAGTCTATTGTTTCCTCCATTGAAACCTATTTTGAGAATGGTAGGGGTAACGAACTTGGTAAGGGAACTGGTTGGAACATGTATAACGCTGTGACGGAATATCTCTCTTATTCTAGGGGTCGAAATGAGTCAAATCGTCTCCATAGCCTTTGGTTTGGAAATGGTGTGGATGTCAATCGCAAAGCTCTCGATCTAGCCACAGAAATTCTTAGCGGTAAGATTTAAATCTATTAAGGAGGTCTTGAATATTCAAGACCTCCTTAATTTCATAATCCTTCCAATAATTTATATTGATCTTCTTCACTCAGCCAGTAAGGAATCTCTATCAATCTGATATTATTAGCTTTACAATAATCTCTTAATTCTTGATCGCGTTTTTGTTGTTTCTGAAACTGTTGTTGTCCTCCCCAATGTTCAACGGGTTTATAGTGTTGTCCACCATTATATTCAATGAATGTCCCATTAACAACAAAATCTACAATATATTTCCTCTTATTAGCTGTTATAGTTAATGGATTTCCTTGAGACTCTCCATATTTTTCTTTTAAATATTTTCTAATTCTAGCTTCGTTTTTGTGTTTACAATTAGGACACCCCTTACCAGACAATATTATGCTTGGTTTTGTGTTCCATTCGTGGTCGTCTATGAGACATTTAAATTTTATCTTTTTTGAACTACCCTGACTTCCCTCTAGTCTGATTATATTTCTACCGATCAGTCTTTGATCTATTATTTCATCTGTCAACGGAGAATTACCAGCACACTTAGCACATCCTTGACCTCTTCTAATTAAAGCAAAATTGGTGTTCCATTCATAACCATCTGAATCGCATTTAACTAAAAAATTTGAACCTCCTTTCACATAATCCTTTGATCTTTTAAATGGTTTGTCTACCAAATAGGAATCTATGATGTCGTTGTTTATAGGTTCTCTTCCGTTGCATTTACGACAAGATATTCTAGATGGTTGAGCGTACCACTCGAATCCATCTATTAAACATTTAAATTTTATTTTCTTATCAGTACCGGAAAACTCTTCTAATCTTATTATATTTTTGTCTTGCAATCTTTGGTCTATTATGGTATTATTTAATTTACCACCTATGTGGCACTGTTTACATCCTCTACCTTTTAAAATATTTGGTGGAGTTGTTTCCCATTCGTGACCACATTTGGGGTCTAAACACTTGAAGATCATTTTTGTGTTAAAAGAAACGTACTCGGATATTCTTTTGATATTTTTGGGTTTGATTACTTCATCTAGTTTTTCGTTATTCCATTTGTAATTCATTTTGACACGCTCCTTAAGGATAAATAGATTGGAACAGGGACAAGTTAAGATTCGCTCCCTTAACCGAAATAATGATCCGACTCATTATTTCTTACCTGTTCTATTATTTATCACTTGAGATTTTGATTGACTTAATAGTACAAATAACGTATATTAAATAAGGAGAAAAGTAAATGGCAAGCGCATATTGGATCAGTCCTAACGGGGAAATCATACCAGTCACCACAACACATATAGATGAGGTCATTAAAAATCCCACAATATTTGGTTATACCGACGAGGAAATAAAAGATATATTTTCTAAATTCGATGAACCAGTTGGATTGGAATCTAAAGCTAGAGAGAAGATCGTTGTTGATCTTGTCAAAAAGGGATGGGTTAGAATTCGAAGTTACGGAAACAAAGGATTCAGTGTTAATATCCAAAAACTAACCAGTAGGATTAAGGATTATTTATTTGATTGGTCGGTTAGATTAACATCACCAGAAGGATTGTTTGGAGCTAAGGAGAAGGATTTGTATTCTCCCATTAAACTAGAAACCTTTGTCGATGGTAATATCATCAATATGACCTTCAAGGATATGCAATCTGGGATGTTATATGAGCGCAATCAAAAGTTTGATAAAGCTAACACCTTAGTTGAGTGTAAACTGATCAATAATAAATTTAAGAAATGGGTTGACATTTTTAAAGAATCATGATAGAATACTTCTTAACTTAATGGAGGTAATCATGAGAACTCAAAAGAAGCCGAAATTTACTTTGATCAACATTGCCGCTTTCATTATCGTTCATATAGTTATTATTGAAATAGCATGGGTCATCACCGGATAAATTTTCTAACCAAGGAGAAGTAAGTGTTAACAGAAGTTGAAGAAAAGGTCTTCCGTAGTATTGTCGAAAATGAGTATTCTAACGGAAAATTAGATAAACCTGTTTATTCAGATGTCATAGAAGATTATTGTTTAGTTCCTCCCAAACTTATACCTAATATTATTGTTGGACTTAGCCGTAAGGGGTTAGTTAACTTCACAGACGATTATTTGTGGATGACATCTAAGGGTGTTAATTATTACAAAACATTATTGAATGAAGATTATCAACAATTATCTAATTGGGCTTAATGGAGAATATTATGAACAAAGTGACTTGGAAAGATTTGTTTGGTAACGAACTGGTTGTTGTTAAGTGTGACACTCAGGAGCAATTTAACTTTGTGGTTAACTTTTGTGGTGGTGATGATGAGACTAAAACTTATTTTGGGTCTACTTATAATTGTCTAAATGGATATTCGGATGGTGGTTGTGGATATGATTCGGAGTCATATTTTAGGAGTGGTCGCAATTACAACTACACAGTCATTAGTTATGACGAGTTTTTTAAAACACTACGTGACTTTGAGAATAAACTTTTTGAAAGTTCAACAGAAGAAAATTATCCTATTCCTAAAGATATTTGGATTCGCGAAAGAAAATTGTCATTAGTTAAAGCTATTTATGAGTGTTATAAAACTGATACTCATCATGATAATCTTATCGATTGGATCTTAGAACTAAAGGAGTTGAGTGATGTTAATAGAAAAGAATAGACAATTCATAGTTCCTTGTTCTTGTCATGATATCTATCATCTTGTTAATTTCGAGGTTTCCCATTATCCACAACATAACGATAAAGATATTTGGGTGTCGTTTGTTCCTAGACCAAAAACTTTATTTCAAAAACTAAAGTTTATGTGGTACATTCTAATGGGTAAAGAATGGTTGTTTAATGATATGATGATTGATGATAAATATGTTCACGTATTTAGGGATGTGGTTGATTATTATGAGCAAGATTTATCGGTATATGATGGTAGCAAAGAAGGAATCGTTACAGAGTAACTATAAACATAAGATAGGGTGTGTTATAGTGAATGGTAATGTCATCATTAGTAAAGCTTATAATGAGATTAGACATTGTAGCGTTAGTAAATCATTTGTTAAGTTCGACGAAAGTTTACACGCTGAGAGAAATGCTTGTAAAAAGGTAGATAAAGAGAGATTGGTGGGTGCTACCGTTTATATCTACCGTGAGACTAAAAATGGTCATCCAGCTTTAGCTTATCCGTGTGAATCCTGTTTTTCTATGCTCAAATCGTTGCTAGTCAAAAAAATTATTTTTAGTACTGATACATATCCTTATTATGGGGAAATTAGATTATAAAATGAGAAAGGTGAATTTATGAAAGTAAGTAATTATGGGATTGTGAAGGAAATGACAATGGAGGGCTTAATCAAAGCCGTAAACGAGAATATCAAATTGGATATTCACCCTATCGGTGGTTTGGTATTAAACACTACTTATCATGGCACAGAGTATATGCAAGCTATGGTGAAATTCCCGCCTGTAGGACGACCTAAGAAGGAGACAGAATAATGCAACAACAGGTTAATGTAGATGTGAGTAAATTCGATGACATCATTTGTCCCAAGTGTAAATCTAAATATTGGGAACAAGTCTTCGTGACTAAATTGGTTTCTGCTATCATGTCACCTAATGGCAAAGAGACGTTGGTTAATATTCCTACCTTGGTGTGTAGAGATTGTTGCACCGAAATCAATTCTGTAATTAACGGAGATAAATCTAATGCCAATCTATCCCTTTAAATGTGAAGACTGTGGACACGTGACAACTCTTATTTGCAAGATGAGTGAAAAAGAGGAAAAGTCTCTTTGCGAGAAATGTGGGAGTAAAAACATTAAACATGAAATTTACGGTCTTAACTTCCGACTAGTTGGGAAGTTTTCGTAATGTGTGATACTTGTGATAACCACAACAAATTTAGTGAATGGGAGAAAACAAAATGAAAACTAAGGTAGGAACATGTAGTATTTGTGGCGGTCAAGTATCTGTGCCTACTTACTGGCATTGTGTATTCCCTCCCATTCCTATTTGTGAATGTTGTGGTGCTACTGCGGCTTCTCATGGAAAAATAATTCCTATGATTCCAAATAAGATCAGAATAACTAATTCTGATTCTACTCAACGGATAAAATCAGATAAACCATTAGATCAATACTACAATAGAAATTATATCGATAGTGTACCAAGCTACACTTATTACATCATTGGTAATTCAGTAAAATAGCTTGACAAAATTATAAGTTAATGATAAAATCCTATCAGTGATGGTAGGATTTTTATTATTAAGGAGACTAAAATGAAAAAGCCTAATATCAAGAAACGAATATTTAACTTCTCAACTTTCATCACCAGTATTGTAACCATACCGTTGTTGTTATTTGTCACCTTTGAGTTATTAGTCACTAAGGATAAATTAACAGAGCTAGAGAATTATCATGGGAAGAATGCTCAAGTCTTAGAGAAAGAAGTGAAATTTAAATCTCATTTACTTAACAGTATTTTTGAGGACGACATTAAAGAAGAAAATTATTCTAGTATTAGTGTTGATGTTAGCGCCTATTCCGCTTCTATTGATGAATGTGATTCTAGTCCTCATATTACTGCTAACGGCACATTATCAACGGTAGGTAGAGTTGCTGTTAGTCGTGACTTATTGAAGAAAGGAATCACTCATGGTTCTAGGATTTATATTCCTAACCAAGGAGTATTCATTGTTGCAGACTCCATGAATGCTAGATTCACTAAACGTATAGACCTGTTGTTAGCTAATAAGAAAGCCGCTAAGTTATTTGGTGTTAAAGAGAACGTGAAGATCTATTTCTTTAGGAGTTAAATAAATGAAAAGAGAGAAATGCGCTGACTTCATAAAAATAAAAGGTAATTGGGGTAATTCTGGTCTTTGCTCTTATAAAGATTGTAGAGTAAATTTAGGATATTGTAAGAAATGTGAAGATTATAACTCTACAAAATATATAAGAAAGGAAAACAAACATGTCTATTAAATACAAGGTTAGTCCCGTTTTCATAGATGATAAATATTGTGTAGAAACAGAAATCATTGTGAATGATTATGTTTCTAAACTTACAAGGATTATTATTGACACTGAAGATCAATTAGTCAGACAAAGATTAATCGATTTAGGTTGGACACCACCAAAAGATAAATGATAAATAATAATAAACTCATTGAGGAGAAACAAAATGGAAGAAATCAAAGACATCATTGCTAATGTTATTAAAGAAGATCCTATTGCAGTTAAGTCTAGTATCGACGCTATTCTTAAACAAAAAATTGCTGACCAATTTGCACAAGATAAAGGAGAGAAGGAATAATGGCTAAGTTATTTACTCAATTACTCACTGAGGCTGAAGAGGCTAAAGAAGAAAAAGTTATCCCTACTAGTCCTTTATCTACTATTGTTAATCGTTATATTAGTATGATGACAGGGAAAAGTGCCATTAGACCTAAAGTTGACGGTAACGTAGATTTTAAACAACTATGGGACGCCTATGTCAATAAGGAAGATGGAGCCGATATTCAGTGGCGCAGACTCCTCACTAAAGGCTTAGGAGTTGACACTAAGAATGTTAACATTAGAGATAACTCACCTAATCAGGTTCGTGATCGGTTTGTTCCAGAACTCATTACTGCGTTTGGAAGAAAATTAAGTGAACTAGCTAGTGCTGATTCTACTTCTGTTAATGCTCAAGTCAAATTTGAGCTTATTGGTGTTATTTATTCTCTTCTAATTATTCTCAAGAGTGGTAGTTACTTCAACGCAGCTAGAACCGAAGTAGAACAAATTCTTAAGGATATGGTAGCTAATAACAAGGAAGAAAATCTTTATGGTCTTGAGCTTGTTCCTCGTAATGTCGCTGGTCTAGAATTGAAACTACAAAAACTTAAAGATGCTAAGAGGGTATAATGAGAAAATCATTCAGAGCTATCCTCAAAGAACAAGAAATAGACGAATTAGATAAACCCCTCTTTGGTGACAAAGGGGGGGCTAAATCTGACTCAGAAGAAACTCCATTTGGTAGTGAAGAAAATGACACTGAGATTACTGAGCCAGAGCAAACTAAAGAAGATCCTACCTTCACTTTTGAGATTAAGGGTAACTTCGACTTTCATGAATTAGAGAAGGTTGTTGAGGCGAATGATGTAGGATTAGAAGCACAAAAATTCACCATTACTGTTAACACTAAGGGCGAAGTTTCTGATTCAGATCACGAGAAATTTGTTAAGTACATCGAAGACAAAATGAACTTTTTTAAGTTTGAGGAGTAAGAATGAACGACCAACAATTTATTAGACAAGCTAACTCACTAATTGAAGATATGAAAAAGACCCTCAAAACTGGAATGTTACTTAAACCAGCACAAGTTTCCTTTATATTAGAATGTATTAAAGAAGCAGTAGAGTATCGAAAAATTCCTAAGTCTAAGGATTAACTTATATGGCGGCGAAATCTAAGAAACAACGTAGACTCATGGGTGCTGTCCTATCTATCAAAAGAGGAGATTACTCTGGAGATACCACAACTGGATTTTATAAATTTGTCAAAAACTTAGCTGATAATATGAGTGAAGATCAACTTATTGATTTTGCTTCAACTAAGGATAAGGGATTACCAGAAGATGTTAATGAGTCTACCGTAGCTTATGATGTCGCTGTTAGCAACGAACCATTAGGAAAAATTAAGAATAGGAAACGTAAAATGAAATGGAATGAAATAGTTAAAGAAGAACAAGAGAAAGTTCCTACTGGTAATTTTAGTGGTTCTCGCAGAGGAGATACTTGGACTTATTATGGTATGGGTGGACAACAGATAGTGTTCATGTTTATTCCGAAATTTGATACTAATCCCTTTCCAGAAAAAATGACTGCCGAGGAACTTATCAAATTAAAAGATAAAGTTAAAAAATGGTCTTATTACCCTAAAGGTAAATTATTCTAAAGGATTAACAATTATGTTAACTACAGCTAATGGAACGATAAGTGGCTTAGATGTCATTTATGATAAATCTGCTATAGAGGGTACAAGTAGAGGTGAATCATTATACGTCTATTTAGATTTTGTTAAGGGTGGTGCAGAAACACCAACCTTCACTATTCAGGTTAAGGAAAGTAGCGTTAGTAATAATTATTATACCTTATCTGCCCCTGTATCAGGAGTAGTGACTATGAATGGGTATACCCTAAGTGCTACTGGTAAATACGCTATCAGTGTTAACACAGGGAAAAATGTAGAAGCTGTTAAGGTTGCTATGGGAGCTACCTTTGCTACCAGCACTCTTAGTGTTAATTTCGGCCTTGACAATTACTACGCTTAAGGATATACTTTAATGAGAAAAACATTCAGAGATATATTAATAGAAGCTACACCTTCTACATCCTTTAAAGCTGAAGGGGATTTATTTGAATCAGAACCAAAGGTTCTCCTTTTTAAGGGCGACAAATCGACTCAGTATATCTCTTTGACTTCTCATGGTCAGGATAGGGAAGAACAGGATAGTGCATGGTGGGAGAAGGGTAACTTTGATGATCCAATATTTTCTGACTTTGGCAATAGATGTTTAAGAAGATTGAAATCTATTCATGACAAGAAAAATTCTTCTATTGAGTTTAAGTTTAGAGGAGATATTGGTTTTGGACAATTAGAAGAAGGATCAAAAAAACCTAGAAAAGGTTTCATGGGTTCTCTTAGAATGTCAATGTCTCAGACAGTACAAGAATATACTTCTTTTGCTATAGTAACGATATTAAATGCTGATGCAGAAAGAGCACAGAATAAAGAGTATATCGAATTTAGAAGATTAAGACCAGATCAAATAATTTTATTGAATCCATTAAAATCTAAGAAAGAAGCTACATCATTACTAAAGACACTAACTGGTAATATTATTATTGATATAGAAAACGAAGAAAATTTTTTGAAGTTAATGGTGACTCTCAAAGAGAATAATTTTGATGTAGACGATTTTACTCAATTACATGAGGAAGGAAATAAATTTATTTATGTGAATCTAGATGACAAATTTGTATATGACGAAAAAACTGAACTTCCAAAGGAAAATAAATTAGATGTGTATAAAATAGATTCTGTTATCGTCAACGAGTCTAAAGAAATTCCGACACACGAATATTATTATTTAGAGGAAAGTAAAAAGATAGTTCCATTTATTTTTATTTGAGGATTGAAACGTGAAAACTTATATTGATAATTTGAGTGTTATCGAAGATGATTGTGAAATTCTAGATTCTGTTATAATTAACTCTAGGATTAAAGCTGGTAGTAGAATAAAACATTCTGTAGTCATCGATTCCGAAATAATCTATAGCAGTGTTTATAAATCAACTTGTATTAATTCTACCATAAATGATTCATTATTTAGTCATAGTAGTGCCAGAGATTGTTATATTTCTGAAATCATAGATATGATGAGAACCGTTGTTGATGGTGATGGTAAGGATTGTCGAGTTATTAGTGGAAATAGATTTGATGTTTACTCTAGATGTTTTATCATAGGAACAAATTTCCTATCTGGATGCAAGGGGTATCTTGCTAACTTTCAAAATTGTACCTTGACTGATTGTGATGTAGATAATTCTTATTTAGTCTCAGTTTCTTGTGATAGAAGAATTATTGATAATGATGAAATTGATGATTACGAATTACCAATTGGTAAATCAGTTATTGTGTTAGACGAATAGAGGATATAGAATGTCAAATGAAGCTATAATCTTTGGAGTTATAACCACTACATTTATTTTAACTGTTATAAAACCTTATATTCGAAATGTTATTTTACTTGATAATCATTATAAAGATTATCTAATAGCTTTGTATCATTCTAATGTAAACTATCTCTTGACAGATTTCGAATGTGATTTATACTTGAAAAATCTCAGGAATAAATACTATGTCGCCATTAGATATCTTTATGGTGATTTATATTTTGATCAATGTATTAAGGATATGAACCTGTATAAGTGTTCTGTTGGTAGACTTAAACAATGTGCTAATATTATGAAGGAGCAACCTAATGAAGAACTTGAGTCCCAAGGTAACACTAATCAATAGTAATGGTTTAATTGATGCTTACATTGCGGCAAGAAATTGTACTAGCTATGAATCATTCAAAGAGATGGAAGATTTTGCTACATCTAATAGAGACTTGACAAAATTACTTAAATCAGTTATTATTGATAACGGTCATGAAAGCATTGCTGAGTTTATTCGCTTTAGTTTTTGTATTGAAGGAGTTAACCTAGCTACTCTAGGTCAATATACTCGCCATAGATTACAAAGTCTAGCAGTCAAATCACAACGTTACATTACCCATAAAGAATTAGTAACGTCATTACCTACTTACATGGAGAATGATGAAAGAATTAGTGACCTCTTTTCGAGGTCAATTGACCTCTATAATGAGTTAGTTCTTGATGGAGTTAAACCGGAAGACGCTAGATTAGTCTTGCCACAAGCTACTACTACCACTATCGTTTGCACCATGAATGCTAGAGAACTAATCCATATTTTAGAAGAACGTCTTTGCGCTTGTACTCAACCACAGCATAGAGATGTAGCTATACAAATGTTAGAATGTGCTAAACAAGATTACGGATTCATATTTAATCATGTTGGGCCTAAGTGTTATCGTTTAGGTAGGTGTCCTGAGAAGCGTAACAACAACGGATGTCAATTGTTTAAGAAGAGTCCTCACTATAAAGGATAAATAATAATAAACTATTAAGGAGCAATGATAATGTCGAGATTCAATTTATGGGAAAAGGTAGACACTGATACTTCAACGCCAGAAGAAGACATGGAAAAAGAAGTTACAGACGAAGTTCCTGAAGATGAAGAAGATGTTGAATCAGAAGTAGAAGGTGAAGAGGAAGATACTCTTTATAACCTTATGGCTGATTTTATTCTAGCCTTACCTGAAGAATCAATCACAGACGAACTCAAGGATGCCTATGAAGCTGTCGTTGATCGTATTGGTGATGAGTACCTAGTTGGTGAAGGAGAAGACTCGGAAGAGGGTTCTGAGTCTGAAGAAGAGGACGAAGAAGACCCCAAAAAAGATGAGGATCTTGAAGAAAGTTTAGCCAATGAATTAGAAAATCCTTATCCTAAATCTAGTGGCGAATACGAAATATTTGAAAAGTTTAAAAAGTATGGTAAGGGTTCAGCTAAAATTGGGAGAGTTTCTAAAAATTCTCAGGAACGTTTAGTTGCAGATAAATTTCTTGAGATGCTAGGCGAATCTGTTATCAAAGAATCAAAAGACATGACTGGTAATCAATTAGCTACCGAGATTGAGAATACTATTAAGAAATATTTCCCTGAGTCCTTTGTTAGAGCAAAATTTGGTACCGACATTTCTCCTAGTATCGCTATCAAATTTGCTATTGGTAAAGATAAATCTGAGTGGTCTAATGGTATTATTCATAACGATCCTGCTCATACTTCAATTTTAGTATGGGGATTTGATAAAGATGGTAATCAGAAATCTGATTTAACTATGTCTAGTGGTACTGCTGGTTATAGTAACTGGAAAACTAAGACTAAAGATCGTTGTGGTTGGAGAGATATCAAGAAGGGTGGAACAGCTACTAAAGTTCTCAAAGCTCTTGATAACCATTTCTCTAAACTCAAAGATGTTTATGAAGCTGATGGTGGTAGGAAAGCATTAGGGTTAACTGAGAGTAAAGAAACAGACACAATGGCTTATGTTAAAATTGTTCGTAAAGATGGAACAGGTGAAACTAAGTATGTCTCTCTTAGTGATTTAAATAAACTAAAAAATAACCCTTATGTAAAATCAGTTGAGGAAGTTAAAAGACCAAATGAGTCTCTTCCAGTTAAACAATCGATTGAAGAGAATAAACAAACTATCTGGAAAAGAACTACTGCTTTCGATAGGTTATAAGCTATGAAGACATTCCTAGATGTATTATTTGAACACGAATTATTAGAAGCCACCATAGTTCGTAGAAAAATTAATAAAAAATTAAGAAGAATCTCTCATATCAAATACCTTAAGAATAAGGCTAGACTAAAACTTAAGGCTAAGAAGTTTAGACGTAGTTCTAAGTTTAAGCAGATGGTGAAGAAAGCTAAGAAGATGAAAAAGATGGGGAAGACTAGTACTGGACGTAGGTTGAGTACCTTTATTTAGTTAAAATAGGTAAACCTTCAAAATAAAATACTCCTTAAAAGATAAATAATATAAAGTCTTTTAAGGAGTATTTTCATGAAAATCTGTAAAGAAAATTTTAAGGAACATGTAGAAAAACTGAGGCAAATAAAACATTTAGTTTTTCTAGACGATTTTGTTTATACATCTGCGAAAAATAGACAGAGAGTGAAATGTTTAATTTGTGAACACGAATGGAGTCCAATAATTTCTTCTATTGTTTTCCTATCTGGCTGTCCTAATTGTGCTGGTGTTGTTAAGTTAAAGGTGGAATATATTGATGATCTTTTATTGAAAAGAAATGTTGTCAGATTAGACGAGTTTATAAATATTAGAACCAAAACTAATCTTAAATGTACGGTTTGTGGTTACGAGTGGAACACCACAATAAAATCTGTAATAAAAACTAAAAATCCTTCTGGTTGTCCTGATTGTTCTAAATGTGCAAAACTAACTGATGAGATTATTGATAACAGATTAATTGGTAGAAATATAAAGAGATTAGAAGCGTGTGTAAATTCAAAAACAAAAATAAAATGGAAATGTCTTATCGATGGCTACGAATGGGAGACAACACCAGATTCAGTGTTATCAGGGAAAAGAGGATGCAAAAAGTGCAACGAATTAGACAATGATAAAATTGATAAAAGATTGATTGGGTCTGATGTGGTTAGAATAGGAGACTACGTTAATATATCAACTAAAATAAAATTTAAACACCTAATATGTAATCAAGAATATAAGGCTAGACCAAATGATATGTTCAGAAAGGGTTCGACACCTTATTGTGCTAAATGCCGCAAAGGAAGACCGCTAACCAACGAAATTATAGACGAAAAATTAAAAGAAAGAAATATATTTAGAGTTGGAGAGTGTAAAGGATCTGGACATAAAATAAAATATAAATGCAAAATTTGTAATCATGAATATGATGCACTCACT